ATACTATACGCAAAAACACGGCAAAAGGTTAGGGCGCTCGAATTACAACTAGAGCGCCTTATAGCCCGCCACAATATAGAAGTTGAAATGCTAAAAGCAGAACTAAATAGCCCACAGCACAAAGCGCTTGCTGTCAAAAAGGAGTTAATAAACGAGCTACTGCTAGAGGTTTGCAAGGTGACGAATACAACAGCGGGCCAGTTAATGAGCCCAAGCCGTGAGCGTAATATTGTAACAGCGAGACACTTGTTTTTTTACATTGCTCGGCATGAATATAACCAAAGCTGGGCAAAAATGACGCGTCTACTGGACCGTCACCACACCAGCGGAATGCACGGGGCTGCGCAGTATGCAAACTATTTAAACCTTGGCTATAAGGGCGAAACTAAACTTTATAAAATGGTAATGCTGGCAATGAATAACAAAGGAGGCGAACAATGAAAACATTTATAATCACAATAGAAATAGAACACACAGACCGCAGTTTTCAGCGTCCAGAAGTGCAGCAGTTTGTTGCACAAATAGGCAGCCCTCAGGCTAACTGGGTAAAAGAAATGCGCAAGGCATTTAAACAGACAATTTTAGGCGAGAAAGCCCACGACATCCAAGTAACTTATGCGTTAAAGGAATGAGGCACGGCAGTTTATTTTCAGGCATTGGCGGCTTTGACCTTGCAGCTGAGTGGATGGGATGGGAGAATGTTTTCCACTGCGAGTGGAACCCTTTCGGCCAGCGCGTGCTGCATCATTACTGGCCACAGGCCGAAACTTTCACAGACATAACAAAAACAGATTTTACAAAATACTATGGAACAGTTGACATTATTTCGGGCGGCTTCCCATGCCAGCCCTACAGCAGCGCAGGCAAACGACTCGGAAAAGAAGATGAGCGCCACCTTTGGCCAGAAATGCTTAGAGCAATACGAGAAATTTCCCCGAGTTACGTCGTGGGCGAAAATGTTCGCGGCCTCACTAATTGGAACGGGGGAATGGTATTCGATGAGGTGTGCGCTGAATTGGAAAGTTATGGGTATCAAGTCGCGCCCTGTGTTATACCTGCGTGCGGCGTCGGTGCGCCACACAGAAGAGAGCGAGTATGGTTTGTTGCTCAAAACACCCTGCGCAGCGGATGCGTACAGCGAGAATCTCAGCAAAAAGGAGCAGAAGTTTGGGAACAGCGGAACTTTAGCGCAGGAAGTGCAGACGGGCTTTATTTATCAGAGAGGGCTACTACCAACTCCAACAAAAAGCGATTACAATACGAGGGGGAATCAACCAAATTGGGACGGGGGGGATTTGGTAAGTACTATGCACAAAATGACCAACCAAACTGGGAAAACTTCCCTACTCAATCCCCCATTTGTAGCGGAGATGATGGGCTTTCCACCGAATTGGACGGAATTGCCTTTTCAAAATGGAGAGCCGAAAGTATAAAAGCATATGGTAACGCGATAGTGCCACAGGTGGCTTACGAAATTTTTAAAGCAATAACAAAAACAATATGAATACAGAACAATTAACACCAGTGGAAACCTACGCCTTTAAGGTGCTAGAGTTGCTTATGGCTTACGGGCGTAAAGAATTAACAGACGAGGGCCTAGTAAGTGCCGTAGTAAAACTAAAAAACGAATGCCTAGACGCTGAAAAGCGAGAACACCAGAACTGGTTTAACAAGGGCTTCGAGTTCTACCATGGGCAACTTATGGCCAAGACTTTGGTAAGTTAAAAACTTTGCTATATTTGTAGCGTTAACTGGAGAGTAGGAGACTCCTAATGTTAAACGACTTTTGCCCTGTTGGGTTAGCCGCACTCCTACTGCGCTAACTTGGCGGGGCTTTTTTATGCAATGAAAGAAACCGACGAACTGGGAATGTTTGTATTATTCCCGACTAAATTACTAGAAATTTTAACGCCAAGGCAGGCCGTAATTATGGGCATGATTATAGGCATGGCAAAAAAGAGCGGTTACGCTTACCCAACTAATAAAACAATAGCTAGCATTTTAAATATGACAACTATAACAGTACAAAGAGAGTTAGCGATTTTGGAGGGGGCAGGATTTTTGCGCAGGGAATTAATCCGTAACGACAAAATGGAGGTGCTTAGTCGAAGGATTTACCCTCACATCGGATTAGACGGGGGGGTGGTAACAGAATTGAGAGGAGGGGTCATAACAGAATTGACACCACCCTCCCCTCAGGATTGCAATAACTATAATAATAATACTAAAGACATAAATAATAAAAGTATATTGTCGTTTGACGAGGCTTGGGTTTTATACACTAGAAAAGGAGTTAAAAAAACTGCACAGACTGCATGGGCTAAGTTAAAAGACGCTGAAAAGGACCATTTACGCGCCTTTATTCCAAAATTCATACAAAACCATGAGCAGGCCGACAAAATAGAATTTTTACCCCATTTTACAACCTTTTTAAACCAAAAGCGCTTTAATGACGAATTGCCGTACAAGTTAAAGCCAGTACTTATACCACAAACCACAGTTAAACCCGTTAAAGCCTCTTTAAATGACGAATAGCGTAGACATTAACCACGAAATAAGAATAGTAAAAGCCATAGTAAACACAAAAGAAGTCTGGAGGGTATACCTAAAGCAGAAACTACACAGCGAACACCCAACCAAGCAGGCCGCGTTTAGAAAAGCACACTCGTTAAAACTAATTTACAACTAATGGACACCGAAACGCACATAATTAGCCAGTTACTCTTTTACCCAGAGTTTCACCACCAATTACCCAAGGTTAAGCCTCAGTGGTTTAAGAAGCCTTTACACCAGAAATTAATAAATGTTATGACCGCCCTTTACTTGGAGGGGACGCCTTTTGAAATTATAAGGCTCTCTAAGGCGTTAAAAGGTGCTGAGTTAATAGAAACCCTTACTATACAGCAGAAAGTTGCTTACAAGTCGTCTATTAGCCCTTATTTGCGAGAATTGGAGTATAATTACCTACACACTCAGTTTATAGACCGACTTGGCAACCTAAATTTAACTAAGGACCTTAACGGATTAATGCAAGAAGTACAGCAGCTACTAGACAGCACACAATTTAGCAGCGCTAAAGCGCCTAACAGCATAGTAAACGAGACGAATAAGGTAGTAGACAAAATAGTAGAAAACATACAGAAAGGCCAACGCTTAACTGGCAAACCTACTGGCTGGCTATTCCTAGACAAGTACCTAGGAGGCTATAATGGTGGCGACTTAATCGTAATAGCAGGACGCCCAGCAATGGGTAAAACAGCCCTAGCGTTAAGCCTTACAAAAGACTTTGCAGCGACTGGGGGCAAAGCGTTATTTTTAAGCCTAGAGATGAGCAATGAGCAACTAGCCAAGCGTTACCTTTCGCTCATTGGCAATATACCTAACTACAAGGTCCGTAACGGCGCGCTAAAGGAGCAAGACATTGACAAATTGTGTAACATTGCCAACAGCCAAACAATTAACTTTTACATTGACGACGACGCCGAGACCTCAATAGCAGACATAAAGGCCAAGGTTAAGCTGCACAAAGGCAAGCACGGGCTAGACTTACTGGTAATAGACTACATACAGTTAGTAAAGGGGACCAAGCAGAATAGAGAGCAAGAGGTGGCAGAGATTAGCAGGAACCTAAAGCTATTGGCTAAGGAGTTAAGCATTACTGTTATAATCTTAGCGCAGTTAAGCAGAGCCAGCGAGTCACGCCAAGACAAGCGCCCACTACTTAGCGACCTAAGAGAGTCAGGTGCAATAGAGCAAGACGCGGACTCTGTGCTATTTCCATTTCGCCCAGCATATTACCAAGAGGAGAAGCCAGTAATAGAAGAGGCTGAGTTAATTATAGGCAAGAACCGAAACGGCGAGTGCGTTACAATTCCAACCACATTCGAGGGGCAACTAACACTATACAAGGAGAACACCAATGCCTAGTATTAACCAGTCTAAGCGCGGCAAACAAGCCCGCAAAGAATACACTAAGGGAGGCTTTAAAGAGCCAAGGTATAACACTCAGCAGTGGCGTAATGTCAGGGCTTTAATACTTCAAGACTCGCCACTATGCAAAGCCTGCGAA